GAAAACTTTTCAGTTACTGTTACAGTATCAAAGGTACCAAATGGGTCAGGAGTACTACCTCCCTGCCATCTAAAAGTAGCATATATAGAACTAGAACCCATGTTATAATAACCTCCAAATATCATATCGGGAGTAAAATAATTTCTTGGCAAGAAAGAAGATGTTCCAGGAACACAAAGACTACCACTATTTCTACCACCATTAATTACCAAACTATGAGACATACCAAAATCAAGAAGTTGATAAATATTTTCATATCCTGCGTTAAATTCTTGAAGTGGACCAATTGCTTTAAAGGGATTTGTTTCATATGATGCTGATGCTGATCCTGTAACTGAACCAGATACAGAATTATATGGATAATAATTTACTCTACTTCCGTTGTACCATCTATTTACAAATCCAAATGCAGGACCAAAGCTCAATTGACCAGGAGCAAATGGTTCGTTACAAAATCCACCTTCATCGATAGGAATTGCTAACCCACTACTACTGTCAATACCGCACAAACCTATTTTTTGAATTGCTTCTTTATCACCAGATCCGCTTGTCCATCCAGTAAATGTTGGAAATGGACTTGGGGTAAATCCACCAGGAGTACTAGAAGCAGGATTTAAATTTACACGTAATTCATATGAAACACGCATAAATTGGCCAGCATGTAGACTCATTACTGGATCAAAACGAATTTTACTAAACAATGTATTTGCTGCGGGAGATTCTTTGAAACCTACTTCAGTATAAGTTACGTTATCTGTTTCTCTATAAAAATCAAATGTTCTAAATAATCTAACAGTACTTCCTGAAACAACATGTCCACAGTTTCCTTGACCTGGCAAATAAAATGTATGAATTTTTGTTGGTCTTTTTAACATTGTTTCGTCAAAAGAAGCAGTAGCAGGATCAGCACCTGTATATGGATAATCGCCTATTATACAAAATTGGAATGTTTGTGCCCAAGGCATGTATGCAACTTTATCTAATCCACTGTTAAGAATAGTGTTTGGTTTCCAACCTGTAGAAAAAGCTTCATTTATGTTACCGTTTGCATCTGGTTCCATAATTGATGCTTTATAGAAACCTTTTACAGTTCTGTGTACATTAACGATTTGTTCTTTTTCTACGGTAGATTTTGGTCCTGGTCTTACAATAAATTGATCCATGTTCATAAGAAAGTATCTTTGTTAGATATAAATATAAAATTTATTGATAATATATCCTAAAATGTTTAATTATATATATACAATAAAAAACCCACATAAATTTAATTATGTGGGTTATAATAATTTTATTTATTGGGTTACTTTTTTGAAGGAATGAATGTACCATCTTTTAATGATAATGAACCTTCACCATACTTGGCAGTGATGCTGCTCAACCAAGTTTCTTCTTCTTTTTGAATTTCCAAGAAGTTATTTTTCAAACTTGCTTCTGCTTCTGTTAATTGTTTGAATTTTTCATCCAAATCTAATTTATCTAAATATAACTGACCAAATCGGTAAGTGTTTTCTTGATATTTAGATTGGATTTTCCCCAATCCATCTAATTCTTCTTGAGTAAATTTGATTGGTTCTGACATAAATTAAGCATCAGGAGCACCTGAGAAATCTGCAGAAGTTACAGTTTGTTGGCTACCATCTTGATTTACTGGTGGTTGAAATCTATTACGTAATTCTTGATTTAGAATACGAATATTGGCTTGTGCTTGTTCTGCTTTTGCCAATTCATCATAAACCAAGGCCTTTAGTTCTGTAACACTGAATTTTGCTAGTTGATTTTCCATATTATAATATCCTTTCTAGGTTGTAACATTCATACATATGTACAAAGTTGCAAAATTATTTATTATATTTTATAGAAATTATTTATTGTTAAGAAGATTTATTTGGGACTGTAATTTTTCTATTATCATATTTGCTTCATACAATTCTTTTTTTAAAGTTGTATTTGTATTGGATATATCCGATATTTCTTTGCTAATGTTTGGATTTGGAAATCTCCATTCACTATTGTTTTCCACAATTGGGTTGGATGCATTTTGTTTTAGATTATGATATGGATTTCCTTTATTACTGTTAGTATTTTCTTTGACCGATTGGTTTGCTTTAACCATTTGAACACTACTTACTGTTTCTGCTGTTAATTTTATTTGTTTAGGTGTTAATAATCTTTGAACAGTTTGTTTTCTATCTTCAAAAGATTCTGGCAACAAATAAGCATTGGTAGTTAAAGTAAATGTACTTCTCACCATTCTATCTTTTTCACCACTTGATTCAATCGTATTGGTGTAATTATCAATTTTAACTCTAAAGTTAAATCTTTGTTTATCGCCCCAATAATCTCCTTCTGCAAAATTAATTTTTTCTAATATTGCATTGTTTTGTTCAACATATTCAGTCCATACAATAAATTCATATTCTGCCTTAATATGATCAGGCATTGTTACTGCAAATATTTGATTGGTAGGTGCAACAGTCTTATTTAATAAATTAAATTTATCGTATTTGTTCTTTTCATTGAACTTAGTCATTACTGGATAACTCAAATAACGATTAAATGTTTGATAACCTTCATCTTTCGCAAATGATGTTCTTTTAACCATTATCAATGGTATTTGTAATTTACCCTGTTGATCTCTTAAACCGCCTTGAGCTTTTGCAGCATACCATTTTTCAGGATTACCATATATAATAGGCACTTTTATATTTTCACCTGCGTCAATTACAGTAGGATTGATAACATTTTGTATATAACTAATCAATGCAGTATCAACATCCAATAAACTAACAGTAAAGTTTTTCTTTGGATCTTCATCTCTTCTAGTATCCAATGCAATGTTTCTTACATTAGATACAATAGGATTGTTCTTTTCAACATTGTTATTTGTTGGTACTGGATTGTTTTTATTACCTTCCCACATAATTAATATTGACGGTTAACTAAATTAATCTTGCTCAACTTAGTATAATGACTGTTACAGATTATACTATGCGATTTATTTGACTGACCACCTAAAAATTGTTCTTGTACAACATTATCAATTTCATGATAACGATCATTGAATAATATCAAATCGCCAACTTCAGGATAAAAACTCGCATCTTTTAAAGACAGTTCTCTGAATTTAAATACAACAGTTTGATCTCTGTCAGGTCCAAATCCTTCATCATCGGTACTAATATCACCACGATCAATTAAAGTACTTAATTCTACACCAGGATAAAAACTTTTTCCTTCGGCAGCAACTGCTTCACCATAAATATTTGTATTGGTTTCATTTGGTGCAATTTTAAACAAAACAACCAATGTTTCAATAATATCACGCAATAATTCAGCATTAAATTGATTTACCAAATTAATGTCTCGTTGACTAAAATATCTTCCAAATAATGCCATATATTATCCAATATAAATTAGTAGTGGAACAGTCTTCATTATAGATGTCATCTTTTCAGTTTCATCTGCTTTAGCTTCCATTTGTGCTTTACGACTAGTTGCTTCAAGATTTTCTCTTAATTGTGTAATTAATGTTTCTTTTTCGGATGCTGCTTCACTTCTTAATTCTGAACCATCCAATGTTACTTCACCACCAGGAATTGGAATAGTACTATATTTTTGTCTGATCAGACCAAGATTTTCTTTACACAATGCTAAGAAATATTTCTTAACCCATTGTTTTCCAACCGCATTTAATTTGTAATAAGTTACATTTTGATATGGAACATTACTGTAATCACTAACTACATCATAATTGCTTCCACTACTAAATGTATTTGCACCACTAAATTTATCTTTTTCAACAACATATTCAATATAAATCTTGTGATCGTGTGTTGGTATAGGAAATATCTTTAATTTATTATTTACAATTTCAAAACTATAAGCACTTTTACGAACCAAATCATTAAATTCAATTGCTTGACCTCTTAATAAATCTTCAAAAATTGGTGTCATCAAGAATTGTGTAGCAGGACTATAACCAGCAAATCCCATTTCGTTTAGTACGTTACTATAACTCATACCAGTCATACTAAATGGATCGTAAATACGAGCAAATGCTGGTGGAGGTCCATGGAATATTCTTCTAATTTCAATTCTACTTCCACTTTCAATATTGTCTCCAATTATTGATTGTAAATCATATGTTTGTACACTTGAACTCAATTGTATAGGCACTTTTTTGATGTCAACATATCCACCTACACCAACTTCACTTCCATATCCTTTTGTCAATTGAATTATATATGGTAATCCTGTTCCAGTAACATTTTTTGCTGTAATATTAGGATTATCTGTAGTACTTAATCCCTGTAAATTTAATAAATTATTTCTAATATTAAATTGATTTACTTGAGCACCATATTCATTTACAGCTTCTTCAAAAGCAGCATAAAAATTAACATCAATCAATTCAATGTCAATGATTGGATATCCCATTCTTTTCGCAGCCCATTCGGCACTCTTTTCACAGTCATATTCAAAATAACCAACACTGCCGCTCAAATATGATTCGTTTAAGTAAAATCCAAACGGTATGCTTCCAGTAGTTACTGCACTACCGCTGCCTGGCCATCTTACTCTATCTTGGTCTAAATTAGCACTCATTGTTTATAAATATATTATAATTTAGTTATTCTAACTTTTAAATCACCATTTCCTTTAATAATTCTATGCCAAACTTCTTTTGGTATAAAAAGTTTACCAGACATAGTTTTTGGTAATTCATTATCCATTTGTAATTGCCAATCGGTTGTACCAATTATTTCTACAATTCTATCTTCTCTGTCTCTGTGCCATTCCAAATCATCTATATCTACATTTTCTTCAAATTCTCTTAGATACAAATTGTCTTGTAAATGCGTTTCTTTAAATGGAAATTCCATATTACCAATATTTGCCCTTACTCTTGGTACCTAGTGATTTGATTCTATGACTTCTGCAACTCCAATATCCAGCTGTAGTTCTATCTTTCTTTTGACTACATCTATGTCTTGCTCTGAAACTCTTTCTACGAGCTTTACTACTAGCCCGTATTCTCATATTAGGATCGCCAAATGTAACTTTCTTTATATTACCGCTTTTACCTCTAACATACACAGCAAATTTCTTTGGTCCTCCTGGAGTTCTAAACGGTCTATTAAGATGTACAGTTCTTCCTCTGTGTTTTACCTCATTTAGATATTCATCTTCTTCCAATTCAATTGGCGCATCTAAATAAACTTCCATTCCTTCATATATTGCTTTACGACCAAGATCACTTTCAACAACATCTACATCGTCGTCATTCAATTCAATTAGATCTTGATTATATAATTCACGAACTTCATTTACTAGTTTAAAATATCCTTCACTATAAATTCTAAATATATTTTCTTCCAATGTAAGTTTTCTATCCAAATGATATTTTAATTGTTCGCTTATTTGAACATCTTTGACCAACTTCATTGGTTCACTTTTTTCTAAAATTTCATCTACTATATCAGTTAAATTTATCATATAATATAAATAGAATTACAAAATAAAAAACCCCGGCATTTCTGCCGGGGTTATTGTTTAATCTATCTTAGTTAAGATTATACTTGATCAAGATCACCGACGTAGATCTTACCATAGAATTCAGGACGTACTACTTTCTTAGCATAACGAGTCAATACACCTCTACGTGGAGTAAAGTTGACTGGATCGTATACCAATGGAGTTTGTACGAGTGGAATGTATGGAGCATATACTGCACCAGTTTCTAGGAAGTTATTTCCACGGAAGCCCATCAAGATGGTGTTTTCTTGCATATATGGGTTCTTGTAAACTTGGAAGCGACTTGCGAAGCTACCAACACGGCTTACGCCCATTGCGAACTTAGCAGAATCACCGTCAGTGTTTACAACGTATCCTGGGATTGATTCCAAGATGGTTGCTACGTCTGGTCCTACAACCAAGAAGTTAGCACCACCACGTAGAGTCAATTGATG